ACGAGGTACAACATGAAAACGATTAATCACGATGGTGAAGAATACGTATTAAAGAGCGAGATCGAATCTGCATTTAAGGAACGAATCTCGAAACTAAGCTCGCGCGCAATCCAAGCGGAGGAGACTGCTCAAGCCCTCCAAGATCAGCTCGATAATCAATCGGGAGAGCTGGAGAAGATCGCGAAGTTAAAAGAGAAAGTGAGTACGCTCGAGCAGTCCTTACAAGATGCAGAGAGCAAGTTTAGCCGGGTATCGATGCTCAGCGAACAAGGATTCACGGATCCAGAGATTCGGGATGCAGTCGAATGGAGTTACGAACGCGCGATGAAAGGACAGGAGGAGCGAGTTCCTCTGGGAGAATGGATCGCGAGCATCAAGAAGAATCCAGAGAACGCTCCCGCAGTATTGAGACCTCATCTAACCGCGAAGGCTACTCCAGAGGCCTCCGAAGGGCCATCCGAAGCCGCTCCCGCATCCGAGGCCGCTCCGGTAGAGGATACTCCGCTTCTCCCTCCTCGAACGAATACCGCAGCGAAGCCGGCTCCCGTTCAATCGGGGAATATTCTGGATCGGATTGGAGATCTCGACTTCTATGAGCAGAATCGAGAAGCCATCCGAGATGCTTACTTTAAATCGAAACGATAAGCGGAGGGATGAGATATGAGTATCGATCTACGTAATCGCAATGAGTCTACGTTCGTGAAAACATTCACAGCAAACCAGACCGCTACCGAGATCCATCTTCCGAGTATCTCGAATACTGTTACCATCGGATGCGAGCAGCATGAGATATACTGGAGCCATACCGGAACCGATGGAGTAATCCTCGGAGCCGATAAGGACTGGATCTCAGGAGGAGCGAAACAACAGATAAAAACGGGCCGTGGTAAGAATCGAATGAATACGATATACATAGCAACGAAGAGCAGCTCGAGCGCTATCGTTACTCTCATATTCGAGGAAACCTAAGATGGCTTTATACTTCGCTCCCGCGGCCTCGCGGCCTCAAGTCCATAGTTTTACGAATGCGAACGCGGTAACGATTACGCATAACCTCGGATATAAGCCGATGGTTCAAGTATTAGTTAATGGGGAACTCGCTCTCGCTACGGTAACCCATATCTCCTCGGATGAGGTTCGTATAAGTTTCCAAAATTCAATCTCCGGAGAGATAATCTTAAGGTAATCTATACCCGAGGGAGAGTTCCCTCGATTAATCATGATTATTCTTAATGGAGAAAATTGCTATGGATTTTTTAGCACCTACAAACGTATTCGAGGGAGTCGTTCAACTGAACCAAGCTCCCACCGCAGATAACCACGCAGTAACCCGCGCTTACTTGGAAGCGAATGCAGTAGTCGGAATCGCTACCGACTCCGCGAATTATGCTGAGCTGGTAACCGTGAATGGTGAGAAGCAGTTAAAGCTCAAGCCTCTAACTATTACAGATGTAGCCGTAGATACTACTGCGACCAGTATCTCGAACTGGGTAGCATCTAATTATACTAATGGAGATGAGAAGCAAGAAGGCGATATCATCATCTTGACTGGTGTAACGGGCCGCGCTCAAACTTGGATTCATAATGGTGGTTCCGCTGCTTCAGCTGCTGACTTCACCGAGATCGAAGGTCAGAGCGTATCCGATGCCGAAGTTCGAGCCGCTTTAAGCGCTTCAGCTGGTATCGATTATAACTCTTCTACTGGTGAGTTCACTGCAGATCAGGGAGAGATCCGAGGATTCTTCTCAGCTGGTAGCGGTTTATCGTACGATGCGAATAACGGAGCCTTCTCTTTGAACGTGGATTCCGATGGTATCTCCGAAGGTACTTCGAATCTTTACTTCACCGATGCACGCGCTCGAGGAGCGATCTCGGTATCTGGTGCTGGTCTGGATTATGATAGCGCTACTGGTGTAATCGATCTTGCATTAATCACAGATGATATCACGGAAGATGAGAACGCTACGAATCTATTCTTCACCGATGCCCGCGCTCGCGGAGCCATCTCAGTAACCGGAGCCGGCCTCTCGTATACTTCGGGAACTGGTGTTCTGGAGTTAACTGCTGATTCTGGAGATATCGCAGAAGGTTCGAATCTTTACTTCACCGATGCCCGCGCTCGAGGAGCGATTAGCCTCGCTACTGTAGCCGGTCCTGATGTTCAGTTATTGCAATATAACAGCACTACCGGGGCTCTCTCTGTAGAGTTATCGGATATCTTCGCTGAGTTCGTAGCTGGTGATGGTTTATCTTACAGTAATGGAGAATATTCCCTAAATGCGGATTCAGATAAAGTAACCGAGGGATCTGCTAATCTTTACTTTACCGATGCACGCGCTCAAGCGGCTATTACTGCAGATTCTGCAGCTGGTAACCTTGCTTCGGTTACGAATGGTCAGGTATTAGTATCTATCGATGACTTCCGAAAGGAATTCGCTCCTCAGAACTTGACAGCTAATACGTTCGCAACATTGAACCACGGCCTCGGTAAGAAGATCGTTCATGTATCTGCTTATGATTCGAGCGGTAATCTGATTCAATTAGATGTTCAGCTCGTAGATAACAATAACGTGAAGGTTAAATCGGTGATTAACGTTACTGGTGCTGAGATCGTAGTATCTATCTAATCCCTTAACATTCCCACAATAAAGGAGAGCCCGTACCTCCTCTCCTTTTCCCTCCTGATTCCCTCGGGAGGGTTTTTTTTATCCTTGCAAGGGCCTTAAACTTCGTTTATACTTTGTATGGGTAGGGTCGCTCCCGTAACAGCAGAAGAACCCATAAACTAATCCTTATTCTTCTAATGGTGTAAAATGTCAACTATTACTAATAATGGCTTGGTCGGGGATCTTCGACTAGCCCAAATGATCTCTCAAGAAATTCGCTTGCTCCTCAAGGACAGCGTAAACCTTCGTAACACTCCATTCATGGACTTCGTAGGATCTATCAATGGCCTCGGTTCGGATACCGTTCGAGTCCGTAAGGCGTTCCTCGATGGTGAGAGCGACTTCTCACAATTCACAGGAGCTACGGAAGGCGATGCCGTATCCGATAAAGCCCTCGTAGATGGCCACGTAGATGTCGTAGTAAAGCGTAACGCTCTCGCTTACTCGATTACTGATATGGCCTCAATGACTGGTATGGGAGCCGGTGATATCGATCCGTTCCGTATCGCTGAGCATATCGCGAAGTCTTACGATGCTTTATTCGCGAAGTTAACCGCTGCTTTGTTTACTGGTTTTACCGCTCAAGTCGGAGCTACTTCTGCATTGACTGTAGATGTATTCGTAGATGCTGTTCAAGCCCTCGAAGCCGCTTCCTCAAATAAAGGGGCTCCCGGTCCTTATGTTTGTGTATTGCATCCAGCTCAGTTCGCAGAACTGCAGGACTCAATCCGTAACGAGAACGCTGGTGTTATTCAGTTTATCGCTGCTTCTTACGATGCGATCTCCGCTAAGGGCTCTCATTATAAGGGTTCTTATCTCGGAGTCGAGATCTATACTTCTTCTTACATTCTGGACAATAGCAGTAACTATCAGGGTGCTATGTTCGCTCCGGGTGCTATCGGATTCGCTACCGGTATGCCTGCAGCTCTTCCGGGAGCCGCTCAGACTATGGAGATGGGAGAGGTTATGGTCGAGATGGATCGCGATGCTACTAAAGCATTGACTCGCATCGTGGGCCATTGCTATCTTGGTATGGCTATCATCGATGATGATCGCGGAGTCGAGATCGCTACTCTGGTATAATCTTAATCGGTTATTTTTCCTTGGTGAAGAGGGGAGGGCTTCCTCTCCTCTTTTACCGTAATCTTTAAACGAGGTACAACATTATGAGCAATACATTCACCCCCCAGCCTTGGGCTCCCCAGCGAGCGAATCCGCAGGCCTCTCTCCCGGAGCCTCCGAACCATCCATTCTACTTTAAATGGCATCCCTCGAACTGGGTTTTTTACTACTTCGAGATCGAAGTAAAGAGCGGGAAGGGAACGAAAAAAGAGAAGCGCGGATACTTCCTACCGAATATCCGAATGGAGTACGTGGTTCCCGGAGTTAATGGTATTCATCAGATCCAAGGGGAGCTAGGTAATCCGGGCTCGCGCATCGGTAAACTTCAGCAGCAGGGATGGATATATCTCGCTCCTGAAAAGCATCAATATATTAACGTTTATCCAGTTCGAGGAGGTCGATACCATTCACCGAAGTGGGAGAGCGTTCG